GTTGTGTTGCATCTAATTTATCTACAACATTATTTAATATAGATACTGCTTCTCTTTTCATAGCATCTCCTTTATGTTAATACTGTCATCATTCTTGAGCGGTACTCTTGGTCTGTTATAACACCAAGTTTCCAAGCATTGAAGTGTCTACGAGTAGCATCTAATCTCCAATCATCGCTCTGGACAGTTATTAGTTTGTTAGGTCTATACTTAACAGACGTAGGAACTCTGTCGTACCTAATATGGTCTGCTGTAAAATCTTTATTTTCTGTATTTAAAACAGTTGTTTTCTTTGTTTTGTTGTCGTAGATAATAACAGGTATTTGCATATCATCTAAGTACGCTGGTGATTTTTGTAGTGTCTTTGTAAACATATCCAGCAC